AGAACAACGTGATGGAGAACCTTCAGGTTATCCGTAACATCCAGTCCGGCAAGAGCGCGAGCTTCCCGGCCACTTGGAAAGTCAATGCCTCCTACCACACCGTTGGTGCGGAAATTGTTGGCCAGACTGCCAATGTGAACGAACGCGTTATCACCATCGACGACCTGTTGATTGCTGACGTATTCGTACCAGAAATTGACGAAGCGAAGAACCATTACGAATATCGCTCTGAGTATAGCACTCAGTGTGGTCGCGTACTGGCCAAGACCTTCGACCAGAACTCTCTGCAGGTTGCCTGTTTGGCTGCTCGTGCCGCTGCTACCGTAACTGGTGGTGTTGGTGGTTCACAGCTGACTCATGCTGACTATGACACTTCCGGCGCACAGCTGGCTGCTGGCATGTTCAGTGCTGCTCAGACTCTGGATGAGAAAGATGTTCCCGAGAACGACCGGTACATGATTGTCCGGCCTGCTCAGTACTACCTGATGGCGCAGACGACTGCCGTTATCAACAAGGACTGGGGTGGCAGTGGTGTCTATGCCGAAGGTTCAGTACTCAAGGTGGCTGGTGTTAGCATCGTGAAGAGCAACAACCTGCCTTCGAGCAATGTTGCCGCTGGTCCGTCTGCCTATCAGGGCGACTTCTCCAACACCTATGGCTTGGTAATCAACAAGTCTGCAATGGGTACGGTGAAGCTGCTTGACTCGGCTCTCGAAATGGAATGGGATATGCGTCGTCAGGGTACTCTTATCCTGAGCAAGTACGCGCTGGGTCACGGAATCCTCCGTCCTGAGTGTGCTGTCGAGCTTATCGTAGCGTAACAAAACTAATGGGGTACCTTCGGGTGCCCCATTTTTTGCAATCAAACCAACAATTCTTTAGGAGAATTACAACATGTCTTTAGTTAATACTTTTGCAAACCTCGCCGCTGATGGCTCAACTGCCGACCTCGCCCTGCCGGGTGATGTTAACCGCGTGAAGGTTTACTTTGCTGATGGTGCTGACGACGGTACCGGTACTATCACCATGTACCAGAGCTTTGACGGTGGCACGACTTACGTCGCTGTTGCTTCAGCTGTCTGGACCAGTGGTGATGGCTACATGGGCACGTTCGATGTCTATGGTCGCATCCTCAAGTTCGCAATTGCCAGCTCTACGACCCCTGATGTTGACATCACGGTTGAAGTTGACGCCATTGCAAGTTCATACGAAGAGTATGACTTCCTTGACGATGGCACTCAGACCTTCGCAGTTCCCCGTAAGGGCGACTTCGCGGTCTTCGCATCTGGTACTTGGGACTCAGGTTCCTTGACCATCGACGAGACTCCTGACAACACCCTGTACGTGGACACTGGCTATACTGCAGTGACTGCCGATGGTGGTGCTGTTGTTTCCAACACTTCGCTGAACGACAAGTTCCGCTTGGTGCTGGCCTCTGTATCGTCTGCCTGTGCATTGAAAGTCCGTATCTTCCGCAAGGTTGACGCGTAGTAATACCAAGGGGTGGCCTCGCGGCTGCCCCTTTTTTCGACTATACCTAATATAAACGTACCCCCAGAGGAAACATCATGGCCGGACTGAACAAGCTACGTGCTGTCAACATGGCACTGGAGAACATCAGTGAGTCACCTGTTAACACGCTCATTGGCGCATCCGGTGATGCCTATGTCTCAACAGCACAATCAATCCTTGAAGAGATTGCCCGCACCGTGTGTGAGGAAGTTTGGAACTTCAACAAGGATAACGACTACTCAATTGTACCGAACGGAGAGGGATACATCATCCTGTCCGACAACATGATTAGTGTTGACGGTACCTACAAGACCGATGACTATGCTACCCGACAGGGTAAGCTGTATGACAAGACCGGACAGACGTTCGTGTTCACTGACACAGTGCACGTGAATGTAGTCTGGGAGTTTGAATTCGAGGATATCCCTCAACACGTACGCACGTACATCGCCATCAAGGCTGCCCGCACATTCGCTCGCCGGATGCTGGGTGACTCCAACTCGGACAACCTGAGTAAGGAAGATGAACAGCGTTCACGTGCAACGGCCAAACGCCATGACGCTAAGAATCGTGACCGCACCATTTGGGAAGACTATGGGAGTGGCCTGCATCGTCTTAAACAACGGAGAATCAGATAATGTCTCAGGTACGTCGGCCCATCCCCAGCCTTCTGAACGGGGTATCGCAGCAACCCTCAAGTCTGCGTCACCCGTCCCAGTGTTCTTTACAAAAGAATGGCTATGCCTCACTGGCTGAAGGTTTACGTAAGCGGCACCCGACGCAGCACCTTGCTAAGATTAGCTCGAGTGCCTACACCGATGTGCACACGCACGTCATCAACTGGAGTGCAGCCGAACAGTGGCTCATTGTCCTAGTCGATGACGACCTGAAGGTGTTCGACTTTGATGGTAATGAGATTACCGTTAACTTCCCTGATGGTAAGGCGTACCTGAATGTTGTTGACCCTGTTACCGACTTCGCCACCACGGCTATCGGTGACACCATCTACGTAGTGAACAAGACGATTGTAGTTGACCAGACAGTTGTTACTGCTCCCGGCACGCTACAGGGTGAGGTTCAATCCTTTGCCGACCTCCCTACGTCAGGACTCACTGATGAAGACGTGCATGAGATTGTTGGTAACGACACTCTGCACGCCGCTGGTTACTACATGATGTGGGATGCAACTAAACTTGTATGGAATGAGTGTGCCCTGCCGGGTCTCCTCACTGAGCTGGACCCGACTACCATGCCGATGCAGTTAACATTCAGCACTGGTACCGGACAGTTCACACTGGCTGAAGTAGCCTATGCTCCACGTACTGCTGGTGATGACACCTCCCTGCCGAACCCTGACTTCATTGGTCGCAAGATTCGTGATGCTGTGTTCTATCGCAACAGGTTATGCATCTTGTCCGGTGAGTACAGCTCGATGTCACGAAGTGGTCCGAACTACGAAGACTTCTTCTATCAGACGGCAAGCACTGAGCTGGCTACTGACCCCATCAACCTGCGTGCTGCCAACGTCCGTGTGTCTACGCTTAACCACGCGGTCCCGTTCAACAAGCAGCTAATCATGTTCAGTGACAAGACGCAGTTCGTGTTGTCTACTGCCGTGGGCCAGGTTCTCAAGGGAACCACCGCTGCACTGGATATCTCAACGTCGTACACTGCCAATGCTGTGGCCACGCCATACGCTGTCGGCAACTCGATGTACTTTGCATCTGAAGATACGCTGTTCGCAAACGTCCGCGAGTACAGTGCGTCTGCTGTCAATGAGCTGAGCAACGTAGCCGAAGAGGTTACTGCGCACATCCCTCAGTACGTCCCAGCCGGGGTGTACAAGATGGTGATTGCAGAAGATGAGGATGCCATGTTGATTCTGACCACTGGCGCACAGACCAAGTTGTATCTGTACAAGTACTTTTGGATTAATGAAGAGAAGGTGCAGTCTGCGTGGAGTAGCTGGGAATTCGACAGCAACGATACCATTCTGAACATCGACGTGATTGACGCATCGGTGTACCTGTTGATTGAACGTAATGATGGTGTTCACCTCGAACGCATCGACCTCACTGATGACCCGTCCTTGACAGACCTTGGGTTCACCTGCTTGCTCGACAAGCGTGTGTCCCTGACAGGTTCGTATAGCGCGGGCGTCACCACGTGGACGCTTCCGTATGACGCAACCACAAATGCCCTCACCTTGGAAATCGTGAAGGGTGGCTCGTGGGACGGTGCAGAGGGTTCAACCATCGCAGTCAGTGACCAGCCTACCGCTACCACGGTGACTGCCATTGGTGACTACTCGGCCCACCCTGTGTACATCGGGGTACCGTATACGTTTCAGTACAGGTTCTCAGAGCAGTTCCTTCGCAAGTCAGAAGAGAACGACTCAGGGACGCCAGTGTTGCAGGGTAACTTGCAGCTGCTGAACTTCCACCTCAAGTACTACGACACGGGTTATCTCCGTGCTGTCGTAACGCCACGACCTAAT